AACTACGAGGTATACGACGTAACACTACCCGAGCGAATAGGCCAGGCTGAATATAACGGCCTAATACTTCTAAAAAACATACCCCGAAAGTACAGCGAGTACGAGCTAAAAGCTTTAATTTTAAAGTATAAAAAACTTTGTAAAACTTTAGAGCGTGAAATATAGCGAGGCGGTAAAGATAATAGAGGGGCACGGCGACGTAGCGGTAGACGGCGAGTATATGCTAGTTAAGTCTACGGCTGAGTGGGTAGCAAAGAATAACGAAACTATAAGCTACCTAAAAGCCAGGGGCGAGGACCTTAACCAAAACCCCCAGGCGAAAAGGATATATAAAAACGCGCTACTAATCGTAGAGGCTTTAGACGACCCGGCTAATATATACCCAGCCGGTACCCACGTTAATAGGTCCTACTCTATATACCCCCTAAAAAAATGACATTCGACAAATATATACAGCTAGAGTACGACGAGCTACTACAAATAGCTACCGGTATATACGGCCGTACTAAGCTGGACCCGGCCGAAGTGCTTAGCGAGTTATACCTAGACGTTAGAAACCGTAATATAAAGCCGACCCGAAAAGATTACCGCTACTACTGTATACGCTGGTTAAAGAACGCGACCCGCTGGCAAGGTGGAAACCCAGTAAAAAAACTATATATACGCGACCAGGTTAACCAGGAATATAAAGAACGCCAAACGGAAATACTAAACGAGCCCGAGCTAAAAGGTACAGAAGTAGTAAAGGACCTACAGCGTATAGGGTTTAGCGAGCTACAGGCTGAGCGCCTAGAAAACTGTATAAGAATATCGAAACGCCTACCCCTATATTACCGCCGACTATTCGAGCTATACTACTTAGACGACTACAGCCTACAGGAAATAGCCGACAGCATAATAATAACCGATAACCGAACGGGGCCCCGGACTATACCAAAGGTAGCAATACACCGCGACGTAAAAAGGGTAGTAGCTGAAATAGAAAAGTACCTAGAGAATGAGCGGGCGCCAGCGTAACGGCGGGGTACTAGAGGCTAGTATATGGGTTATTATTATTTTAATATCTTTATACCTAGTAATTAAGTACGACCTGGACCAAAAAGCCCAGGACAAAATAGAAAGGGACCGGGCGACCTTTACAATACCGCCGACCGACGAGGAACTAAAAGAAATAGAACTATACTAATATGGAAAACCTTATAGAATTCTTAACCCTTTTACTAGGAATACCGGCCGGGGTCGTTATTCTTATGCACCAATTCGAAATACTAGGGTATCGTATATGGCCCGTAGTAGTTAAGTTACTTAACTTTAAGCCCTTTACCTGTGAGTTATGCCTAACCTTTTGGGTACACCTTATAACCGCCGGGCTATTAAACGGCTTTACTTTATATAACCTACTGGCTAGCTTACTAGCTGGGTTTATAGGTTACTTAATGAGTAAGCAAATTATAAAATTCTAAATATGAAAACCGGACTAATGAGCTTTACCGACAAAGCAAAAGACGACAGTAAGCTACGCGCTAGAGTAATTAAGATAGTACAGGACGTAGAGGCTAACGGCCTACCGCGTACTATTGAGGGGCTTAAAGAAATGTACGAAGTATATAACGAGGTATACGGCAAAAATAAAAAGCCTACTAACTGTATATACTGTAGGCGTACAGTAGCCGACTACTTAGCTAAGGCGGTCCTGTTATTAGAGATTAAGCCAAAGGCTAAAAAGAAAGCGGTACCAACTAAGAAAGCTAAGGCACCAGCGAAACCAAAGAAACGCCCAGCTAAAAAGTAGGGTATGGGCTTTGTACTGTTTTTAGTATCGTTAATACTAGGGGCTTTACTCTTCGGGTTTAGCCTGGTATTTACCCCTATCTATTATATAATAACTCTAAAATGGAAAACCGGCGGTAAGAAATTAAACCGCTATTTTTACCTATGCGCTTTAGCCGTGGACCAGCTAGGTAATAGACTTACTAGCGAGGTCCTTAACGTATGCCTATTAAAGAAAAGGGCCAGCGACTATATAGAGGTAAGCGCTGAGGACGAAATACTAGATACCCAATTTATCGACTGGCCGGGTATGGAATTCGGCGAGGTCGACGATACGGTAAGCTATGTACTAGGGGTAAATTATTACAGCGGTAACCTTAACCGCCTGGGTAAATTCCTGGTAAAACTACTAGGACTACTAGAAAGCTACCACGTAGAGCGGGCGCTATGCTTTAAATACTTAGCGGATATAGACGGGGCCCTACGATTACAAAGCGATTTTTACTATAGGCTAGATACACTACGTAACAGTAAGGACCCTAAACTAGTGGCCCTAGTATACGAGCTACTAGGCGACGAGGACGAAACTAAACAAAGCTATACTATAGAATTCGATAAGGACGAAATAGAAAAGACTATAGACAGGTATACCGAGGCCGAGGCTAAGAGCTTAGAGGACCTAGATAACTTAATACCACGAGGTACACCTAAACCCCCAGTAAAACGAAAAGAGTAGGACCGGGCCCGCGCCCCCCAGCCCCCCACTATATACCGGCGTAGCCGGTCGTCGTCGTTTTTTTTCATTCAAAACCCACCAGTACAAACTATAGAAACACTATATAAGACCCCAGGACCCCAAAAAATAGAGGACAAAAGGGGCGAGCCTACGGCTTAATTTTCGTAAATTCGAACAAATACAGCGGTAAAACAATGAGCCAACAAAACCCAAACGAAGCCAAAAAACCCAGCGGGTTAAATGATAACCCAGCCGAAGAGCCCGAGCTAACCGGTAGAGATATTAGTAACCAAAACCTAAAGCCCTGGCCTAAAGGTACCAGCGGTAACCCTAACGGACGACCGAAAAAAATAACTACCAGGCTAGAAAGCCTAGGCTATACTAAGGGCGAAATAGATGATACTATAAATAATATACTGGCTATGAATGAGGCCCAGCTAAACCTATTACTAACCGACCCGGACCTAACCACCTTAGAGCGTATTATAATTAAAGCCGTACAGCGTTCTATTAAGTACGGTAGCCTACACAATTTAGACACCTTACTAACCAGGGTATACGGCCTACCAAAACAAGAGGCTACCCTAGAGATACAAATACAGCCCCCGCTTTTCCCGGACGTATTACCACCTACCGAGGACCAGGGCGACGCTAAAATAGTATAGGTATGTTTATACGGACCACCGCGATAAATAAGATACTAGCCCTAACTAAGCGTAAGCGAATTATACAGGGGGGTACCTCAGCCGGTAAAACTTTCGGTATACTACCTATACTAATAGACCGAGCGCTAAAAACCCCAGGGCTAGAAATTTCTGTAGTATCTGAAAGTATACCCCACCTACGACGCGGGGCTATTAAAGATTTTATAAAAATTATGATACTAACGAAACGCTGGCGGGCTAATGAGTATAACCGTAGCCTATTACGGTACGAATTTAGTAACGGGTCCTATATAGAATTCTTTAGCGTTAGCGACGAGGCTAGACTAAGAGGGGCCAGGCGTAACGTACTGTACGTAAACGAGGCTAACAATATACTATTTAATAGCTACCACCAGCTAGCAATACGTACCGACCAGGAAATTTATATAGACTTTAACCCTACCGCTGAGTTTTGGGCCCATACCGAAGTAGAGCCAGGCGACGACGCCGAGCTAATTATATTAACCTACCAGGATAACGAGGCCCTAAGTAATACGATAATAGCCGAAATAGAAAGCGCTAAAGAAAAGGCTAAGACTAGTAGCTACTGGGCTAACTGGTTTAAGGTATACGGCCAGGGGCTTACCGGAAATTTAGAGGGGGTTATATTCGAAAACTGGCGGGCTATACCTGGACTACCTAGAAACGAAAAGGGCGAGGTAGAGGCTAAGCTACTGGGCTACGGTTTAGACTGGGGCTATACTAACGACCCTACGGCCGTAGTAGGACTATACCAGTACGACGGTAAGATAATAGTAGACGAGGTACTATATAAGAAAGGGCTAACTAACCGGGCTATATATAATAACCTGGTAGACGGTATTAAGAAAGGGGCCGAAATAGTAGGCGATAGCGCCGAGCCTAAGAGTATAGACGAGCTACGAAACTACGGGCTAAATATATACGGCGCTAAAAAAGGACCGGATAGTATACGCCAGGGTATTAACTTACTACAGGAATACGATATACTAGTAACCGAGCAAAGTATAAACGTAATTAAGGAGCTAAGGGCGTACGTATGGAATAAAGACCGGACCGGCCAAAAGGAAAACAGACCAGCCCCTAACCAAATGGACCACACCCTAGACGCGCTAAGGTATGTAGCTACCAGTAAGTTACGTAACTATAGTATAACCTGGTCCGTAAAATGAAACGGCCCCCGGGCGCTGAGCTTTATATACTATACACTAATAAGTAAAAAATGGTAGAGGGTATAACGGACTGGCTAAGCAAAACTTTTTTAATAGTATTTTTTTCTTTGGGGTCGTTTTTCGCCCCGCTTACTAGCGCGTTTATCGTAGCTATTAGTATGGTATTCTTAGATACAGTTACTAAGGTAATGGTAGTAGGAAAAGTACACGGCGTAAAAGCTATAACCAGTAAAAAGCTAAAGGCGGTAATACCTAAAAGTATCTTTTATTTTATCTTTATTATACTGGCGCAAATTTGCCACGACCATATAGACGTAGAAATACCTTTCAGTAAGTTAGTACTAGTAGCTATAATAGGTATAGAGGTATACAGTATAGACGAAAATTTCGAGGACCTAACCGGGTTTAGTTTTATAAAGAAAATTATTAACTTTACAAAACAGATAACCCAGTACAAAAATGGTAAAACTAACAGCGAAGAGAATACCCAGTAATTTAAAGCGACGTAAGACGCGTATACCTAAAAGCTGGAAAGACTTAACCCTAAAGCAATTTATAGAGCTACAGGGCCTACCCGAAACTAAGAACAAAATAACCAGGACTATACAGCGCGTAGCGGTACTAACCGATAAGACCGAGGACGAAATAAGGGACTACGCCCCCGCTCAGATTTCCAAAATAGTAAAGCGTATTAAATTCTTAGATACGCTACCCAAGGAAAAGAAAGTAGTATTTTTTTACCATAAGTGGCGACTGTATAAGCGCGATAAATTAGACTATACTACAGCTAACCAGGTAACCGAAATACTACAGCTAAACGCCCGCGAGGAAAACGTAGGGGTAAAAATTCTAAACGTACTAGCCGTTATATACTACAGGGGTAAAATAGATAAGTACGACGCCGACCGGTTTACTAAGATAAAGGACGAGCTACTAGACTTAGATTTCGTAACGGCCTGGAATTCGGCGGGTTTTTTTTTGACTGGATTGAAAACATATTTACCAAACGCTTTACGGCGATATTCCCGAAAGCTGACGACGGGCCAGCTGGAGATATTGACGAGCGAGGCCGAGAATATAAAGAATTTAAACGGCTTGAACGTATTAGAAATACTTACCAATGGTACGACTTTATAATGGGGGTAGCTGACTTTAACCCGTTGGAATACGAACGGGCCGGCCGGCTTTCTTTTATAGAGTGCTGTATATACTACGGTTACCTAAAACAGTATAAGAATGTTAACGACTAAGGAAATACTAGAAAGCCTAGACGCTGAGATAAGCGGGCTAACGAAAGCCGAAGAGGTTACCGTATGTACTTACGAGGACCTACTAATAAGGGTAAGCGAAAATAAAAATAAGTATATGCACGTCTTTATAGTATACGACTTAAAACAGGGTATACTAAAAGAGTGGAGCCAAGAGCTAGCGCTAACCCTGGTAATATGCGATAAGCTAAGCGCCGATAAAAGTAATAAGCTGGCTATACATTCCAATACGTACAGCCTAGCGGTAGAGGTAGTAAAAAAGCTACGGACCTGGGGGGCTACTAATTGCTACGACGGTATAGATAACGTACCGGTAGACATTTGGACCGAGGACGAAAGCGACAGCCTACTAGCTGGCGTAAAATTAGAGCTAACCCTAATAGGCGAAATAGGGGGCTACTGTGATATTATAGAAACTAACCCGTAAAGTATGGACGAAAAGATAGAACAAATAGGTAACTCGATAGTAGTACGTAATAAGGCTACAGGCGAAATACTGGAAACGATAGGGGCCCAGTTTTTTAGTTATGAATTTAACGCCGATACGGTACAGCTAGTAGATAGTAGCCGTAGCTCAGAAATAAGAACGGTACAGCTAGCCAAACTATACGACGGTAACGACGTAGCGCTAGACACCCAGGACAAAGTAGTAAACGAATTAAGTAATTTTAATACCTCTATATAATGGACCAAATAGTAAAACAAACGGGTAGTACTATACTAGTAGTAGATTTTAACGACCCTACTAATATACTGGAAACAATAGGCGCCCAGTTTTTTAGCTTTGAATTTAACGCCGGTACCGTACAGCTAGTAGATAGCTCAAAGGCCCGCGAAGTATATACGATTAATTTAGCCGAGCTATACGACGACCAGGGCGACCCGGTTAATACCGAAGAGCTAGCACTAGTATATTTAAGTAGTTTTTTTAATTCGATAGGCGGGGTAAAAACCGTAACCGGTCCGGGCGTAGACAATACCGACCCGTTTAACCCAGTAGTAAACCCTTACCCGTTTCAAGAAGAGCAAACGCTTATAAGTGGTTCAGCCGACCCGGATAGCTGGGTAAGTAGGGACCTAGGGCCAGGCTACGCTAATAAAGAGCTACGTATAATTATAGCTACTAGCCGTAATAACTTATACCGCGGGGGCGTAAGGGCTAAGGGTAGTACCCTTAACCTAATTACCGATATAGGTAGAGGTAGCCACTATACAACCGTAGCGACTGACGGGGCCGGGGCTTTCCAGTTATTCGGAGATAGCGAGGACTTAACGTATACAATTACAGGCACGAGGCCACTAATATAAAATATAGATATGGGACTACTTAAAACTTACACAATAAGCGCCGACGTTACGGCGGGCGTAATAGACGCCAAAAAGCTAGACGGCGAAATAAAGGGCGCCGGGGTTATTACTAACTATACCGGTATGGTTTACCCGGCTGGTAGCGACCAGTTTAAAGTATACGGCGAAGCGCTGAGCAACGAGGCCGGACTAGATACGCTAGTACAGGTACACGAGGCCGTAACCTTAGCCGAGTATAAGACAATTAAAAACGACGCTATAGATACACGTACCGGCGAGCTTATAGCCCTGGGTTATAATTACGCCGGGCTACAGTTTAGCCTAAGCCAAAACGCCCAAATAAATATACTAGCTATTGACACTACACGCGACGAGCTTAGCTACCCTATCGACCATAACAATATAGACGACACGGCGGTACACCAGTTAGTAGACGCTACCGACGTACATAATATGTACCTAACAGCGTTAGCCACTAAAAAGGCCCACCTAGATAGCGGTACAGCTTTTAAGGACCAGGTAAGGCTAGCGGTAGATAAGGCCGGCGTAGACGCTGTAATAGATAACCGTTAGTACTAGGCCGTGGCTGAGGACCTTACTAGTATATTACAGAAGTGGGGCGACGACGTGGTAGTAGATATGGTAGCTTTTTTAGATACCGTAAATAAGACCAATACCGGAACGCTAGCGAATTCGTTACGCTTTGAAGTAAGGCGCGACGCTGAGGCGGTAGTAATGGAATTAAAGAGCGCCCCCTACAGCGAATACGTACGGCTGGGGGTACAGGGTGCCGGGCCAGGTACAAACCGCGCCCCAGGTAGTCCTTTTAGATTTGGTACGGGGTCCGGTAAAAAAGGCGGGCTAACTGCTAGTATAAATAAGTGGGCTATACAGAAAGGGCTAGAGGGTACCCGAGATAAAAAAGGGCGATTTATTAAGCGTAAAAGCTTAGTATTTTTAATTAGCCGAAGTATATACCGTTTTGGTATTACCCCTACAAATTTTATATTTCCATTCTTTAAACGACTGGACGAGCTTACCGCTTTAGTAGGTAAGGAGCTAAGCGACGAGATACGCGACCAATTAATAAAACAATTCAATGCAAGTAAATAACACTATACCCGAATTATACCCAGCGTTTAACCGTTCGTTAATTGAGCTAGAAAGCTTTAACTATTTAAAGGAAAAGCATAACTATATAATGGACGTACTTAGCGACGAAACCGTACACAGCTTAGCGCTAGATAGTTATTTTTGGGGGTACCCTGGCGCCTTAGCTTTAGGCGGGGGTATAGGTACTAGCAATTATACGCCAGGCGATTACGTCCACGTACGAAATATTACAGGACCTACAGACTATACGGGTATTTATAAAGTAATAGCTGTACCTAACGACCAGGTAGTAATATTAGATACCCCATTTATTAACCAGTTTACAGGGGCCCAGGTTAGAGTATACAGGATATACCGCCAAAAGCTACCGGCTAACCCACAAGGTAAAGCCGTATTTAATGTTAACGGGTACGCTACTGGAATAGTACGCCACGATTTCGGGCTAAATAACGTAGGGGCTTTTAACGTACCGAATAGTTACGACCGTCTACTAGTACTACCTAGCGAGGAATACTACCAAAATTTCACGTACCAAACGGTACAAAATAACGGGGGGCTGGCTGAGTTTACCGGACTTAGTGGCGACTTATTCGTAGGCCAAACTATAGAAATAATAGCCGATAACTACCTAATAACTTTATATAACGGACTGGCCCAGGTAGTAGCTATTAACGGTAACGACGTTACTATAAATAAAGCTTTCGCTGGCGCCGTAATTAGTACCGGCCAAATAATTACACTACCGAAAATACCGGTATGGTATAAAGATTATAACGACCTAAGTACCGAAAAAATAATATTTAACGGGGCCCTACCTTACCCCGAAATTTTAAGTTTCGACGCTGACGACTACGACGTAAGCCTAATAGGACAGCCGGCCGAATTCTTAACGACGCTACCAAACACTACCCAAAAGATTAAACTAGACCAGCGGGCGTATACTCAGTTTTACCAGTCTATTAATACGACGGCTACACAATTCGCCGTAGACGTAGTAGACGAGCTAGGGGTAACCCACCAGTATATAGTAGATTTTGCAAGCGCCCCCGATAACGTAATAGGCTTAGCTATAGGTCCGTACGACCTAGCCCAAATAGACCCGGCGCTAATAACCGTACCGCCTGGCCGTTCTTTGCCTATTGTCGACGAGTGCGACGCGTCCTACTGCGTTTATCTTTGGGGCGAAAATACCTGTAATATCCAGGGCGTACAAAACGTAAAATTCGTACACCCATATATAGCCGTTACGAACGGTATAACCTGGTCGCAACAGCAAGCGACGAGCTACGAGATAGAAGTAACTACCCTAGAAATAGGGGGCCTACCTCAGCCTATTACCCCTACAGGTAATACTTATAACCAGGGCGCCGTACTAGGACAAAGCGAAGAGGAAATATATAGCGACGAGATAGGACTACAAACGGCCCTAACTATACAAAGTACCCAGCAAGCCGGCGGGCTAGGTTTCTTAGACGGCCATAATATAGATATAGATTTCGCCCAGGACTTTCTACTAGAGGTAGACGTAAAGCTAAATAGTAATTTTTACGGCGGGGGGTCGATAGTTAAAGTATCGTATAAGTGGGACGTAGCAAGCTGTAGCGCTGAGTATAAAATACTTAACGGTAAGGTAAAGGTAGGTAAGGTAGGACCGACGACCGTATACTATACCCAGTACCTTAGCGGTTTCGTAGGCTTACAAAGTACACTAATAGCCCCGGATAGCTTAACAGAAAAAATATGTTTCGACTTAGACTATACGCCCTACGCTTATAGCGGGGCCCGGGTATTATTCCAGGATAGACTAGGTAGCTTTATAGGTTATAACTTTAACCTAAAACGAGCGCGACGAATTACCACGGCTAGCGACGGCTACGAAAAGGACGTAATAAGTATAGAGCCAGGCGATAGTATTACCCGAGGCTTTGAAACTATACAAAATTCCTATAGTGAAGAGTGGGACCTATTAACCGATTATATAAGCGAGCTAGACGCTAAGTACTTAGAAGAGTGTTATACTAGCGCTAATATATTCGTACAGTTTAAGGGCGAAGTATACCCGGCTATTATTAAACCTAAGACCCAGGTAGGACAAGAAAAGGAAAACACGGCGCTACGCCAGGTAGGTATAACGCTACGTATAAACCGTACACAATACAGCCAAAGAAACTAATATAAGTATGGAGCTAGTAACAGTAAGGGGCCGGGTAGATTTATACGAGAATTTTAACTACTCATTAAATTACACTACGGCCGACGTAACCAACTTAACGAAAAGGAAAACCAGCTATACGAAAACCGTAACGGTACCGTATACTAGCGAAAACGCTAGGATATTCGTAGGGCTGGACCAGGCTAATAGCGATAACGTGGGGTACGATACCCGCGAGGCCCTACCCTGTTTTCTACAGCATAACGGCCGGGTACTTATTGAGGGTATACTAATAGTACTAGACTGGTCCAAACTAAAAGAAAAGCAAGAAATACAGCTACAAATTATACAGCGTACTAAGGCTATAGTAAAAGACTTAAAGGGGGTTAACCTCAATACCTTAGACTTTTCTAAATTAAACCATACGTATAACCTAGATAACGTACTACAGTCTTACGACGGGTTTAACGTAGTTAACGGTACGCTACAGGCTTACCAGGGTTACGTATACCCGCTAATAGATTACGGTAAAGACGATACCGTACCTAACCGCTGGGACCTAATAAACCTACGGCCGTCCTTATTCTTACGCGAAATTATAGACGTACTTTTCTTAAACGCTGGCCGTACGTATACTAGCGATTTCTTTAATAGTGAATACTGGAATAACTTAATTTTAATTAACACCCTGGACCGTATACTATATACGGACGCCCAGCGGTTACCTTTTGAAACTAACCTAACATACCCTAACCAATGGTATACCAGGGGCGACGCTGATACGGTACCGCTAACGCCTACTAATTTACCCTGGTGGAATTCGGTACTAGGCTATAACCGTACTATACCGTTAGATACTGTTATAACAGACGTTAACGCTCAATGGGACCTAACTAACCCGCTGGCGCCTTTAATGACTATACAGCGTACGGGCCGTTACCGGTTTAATTTAAGTATGGAATTCTTTATGGAAACATACGTAAACGTACCCGAGTATAACTCTAATTTTTGGTACCTGTTTACCCTACCCCATACCGAAGTACAGGGCGAAGTAACTAACAGTATAGAGATAGTAAAGAACGGTATAGTATATACTTACGAGGACGTAAAATTTACCCCCGTAGCTAGTACGTTTTACGCCCACCAATTCGGCGAGCCGTGGGTAGCTTACCCTAACCCGCCCCAGTTTTTAACCTGGGAAATAGAGCTAGACTTAAACGCCGGCGATACTATAAACTTTCGCCAGCATATGCTACCATATAACGAGAGCGGGCTAGCCCGCTGGTTAAATTGTAGGTTTAATACTCAGTACGTCGAAGTTAAAAGCGAGCTAGTAGAGGCGATAATATTACCAGGCGACGAGCTTAATTTTAGTAACTATATACCGGAAATTAAAGCCGATAAATTCCTAAACACTATACTAAATACGTTTAACCTTTGGGCTATAGACGACCCGTATAACCCGGATAACTTAATAATAGAGCCCCGTACTAATTTTTTCGACCTAGGCGGGTACGTCGACTGGTCCGAAAAGTACGACGCTAGCCGACTTATAAAAAATAACTTTTTAGCTGATAAACTACCGGCGCGTTTTCGTTACGAATTCGCTAAGAGCGACGACGTAGCCGTAAAGAATTATTTTGAACTAAACCAAAAGGGCTACGCCGACTACGATAGCGAGGTAGAAACTAATATAAGTATAGACGAGCAAACTATAAAAACAGATTTAACGCCGTTAAAATGTACCGAACAAAACGAGCTTTTATACCCCTTACTATTTAAACAAGAAGATAACAGCACACAAAAGCGAGGGCTAGGTAAGACCCTTAAAATAGGTTTTGTAAGCGAGCAAATAGGCGTATATCAAATAGACGACGGTACAGTAAACACGTTAACCCGGTATATATGCGCTAGCGAATTCGACGACCCTAGAAAGCCGTTATATAGTTTAACTTTCGGCGAGCCCGATACGGACCTACTACAAAGCCAGGGGGCGTACTGGAATTTATACCGCCTATTTCATCAACTAACCGAAGAGGAAAAAACAAGAAAGGGCGCTAAGGTAGTTAGCTTATTCGTTTATTTAAACGAGAACGATATAGCCCTACTAGACTTACGCCGAGTAGTTTATATTAACGGGGTATACTACCGTATAGTACAAATAGAAAACTTTAACCCGCTTACAAACGCGCCCACTAGGGTAAAGCTTTTACAGATAGAGGCCGTTAAATACGACTTTACGAGTAACGAAATAATATATAAGAATTCTACCGACGGCGGTACTACTAAGGTACTAGCAACCAATACCGGCGACGGCGAGCTAATAACAACTAATAATAATAGGAATGTATCGACTAGTTAAAATACACGAGCTACCCGAAGAGCTAGCAACCGGCCCAGGCCATTATACCGCTATAGACGTACCGGACTTAGACAGCCCTACGGGTTATACTACTAAGCGTATACTAACTAGTTTACTGGTAGCGATAGGTAACCAGGACCTAGAAACGACACTAGGCTACGGTAGTACTACAGGGCTTAACCGTTTACTAATAAGCGACCGCGACGCCCCGCTAACCTTTGTAGATAAGGTAAACCTAACTAGGACCGAATTAGTACAGGCTGAAATACTCAGCGACATAGCGGTAAACCTACCGAGCGAAAACGGTACGCTACAGCTAGAATACGATAGCGGTACAAAACAAATACCAATATATAACGGGGCGTACGGGTTAGCTAATACCGGTAACCCATTATATAGGCCGACTATAAGGGTAATAGGTCGTACGGTCCACGTAGACGGGCTACTACTTTTACCTATGCCTACAGTAGCCGGCGGGGTTATACTAGATACTAACGGGCCAGGCTATGTACTACAGGCTAAAAACTACGGCGACCTATATACCGGGGCTGGCGACGGTTACGAAATTAACGCGAAAAATAACGCGCTAAGCTGGTCCCCTATTCTACCTACAGCTTTACGACCGTACAATACTGTACGCTTTTTGTCTGAGCAACCTATAACCCGTACGCTAAATATACCAGGGGGTCGTATTAGACTGGCACACTATTTACAGGCTGGGGCGTTATTAACCGACGGCCGTATACTATTTAACGGTATAGAAACTAGCGAGCGTAACGGCGACGTAGGGGTAGGCTGGAATAAAAACCTACACCAGCGTAAAATAGTCGACCGTTTCCAAACTAACGACAGCCTACTAATATACGATAACTACTATAATAGTTTCGATAACGCCGGGGTAGTCGATAAGCGGGTAATGACTTTAGAGGGTTATAAATATACTTTCGACTTTGACGGTACCCAGGTTAACGACCTGGGGGGTATGTTCGTAGCCCTTAATTTTACGTACGACTTAGACCCAGCGCTAACACTTAACCAAATAAAAACGGCTTTCGATAGCCTATAAAATTATTAACTTTTAAACCTAATAAAATGGTACAGACAATAACAGACGAAAACTATACGAAAGGGACCGAGCAAAAGACCGGCGTACTATTCGTAGACGTGGACCTAGTAAGCTTTCTAAACCGCGACGGTAATATAGTAGTATACCTAAAGATAGGCGAAGTAGTGGACGTATTCGACGAGGTGCTACAGGACACTATAACCACCTACCCACTACTAGACGCCCGTACTATTACGTACAGCCAGGACGAAATTAAGACGCTAATAGAGGCGACGGCTAGGGACTTTAACGACCCGGTAACTAATTTACTACTGGACGAAATTAATACTTTCGTAGAGGATATTATACTAAGCGATATAACAGCTAACGCCTCTAAGTATTTCGGGCTTACTGTAGATAAGTGGCAAAAAGTAGCATAAGAAAACGATAACAATACTAACACCCTAAACCGTATAAAGTGGCGACTAACGAAGAGGTAAATATAAAGGTACTTATAGAGGCGACGAAAAGCGCCAAAACTTTAGACCAACTAGAGAAAAGTATAGACGACGTTAACGACGCGCTGGCCGGTATAGAGGACCAGGGTAGCGAAAGCTTTAAGGCGCTGAGTAAAGCGGTAGATACCGCCGACGACAAAATGGTAGAGCTAGCGCTAAGTACCGACACGGCTAGCGCTACTATAGGCGACCTAGAAAAAAGCGTAGAGGTATTAAGCGAAAAGCTAAAAGGGGTAGACCGAGGTACCGAGGAATTCGATAGGCTTAGTAGTAAGCTAATAGAAACCAGTAGGGAGCTTAAAAACGTAGAGCTAAGCCTAGAGGCTTTAGATAGCGAACAGGTAGCCAGCGAGTTAGGGAGCGTAGCGGGTGCCGTGGGCGACGTTACTACCAGCTTTATACTACTTAGTGGCGAGGGTAACGAAACCCTAGAGGAAATAGCTAACCGAGTAGAAACCGCTATAGGCGTAGCCGTAGGGTTTAAGGGAGCTATAGAGGGTATACAGTCCGGGCTTAAACTGTACCGTAACTACGCTAAGCGAATTAAAGAAAGTACCGTATTTTTAAAGATACAAACGGTAGCCCAAAACCTACTAAATACTACTACGGCCTTATTTAGTAAAGCGGTAGGCGGGGGTACTAAAGCGGTTAAAGGTTTTAGGACGGCGTTAATATCTACAGGTATAGGCGCTATAGTGGTAGCCGTGGGGTTACTGGTGGCTAACTTCGAAAAGCTTAGTAATTTATTCGGCGGGGTAACAGCCGGCCAGCAAGCGCTAAACGACGTACAAAACAAAGCGGTAGAAATAGCGAGCGAAGAGCTAAGCGCTATAGATAAGCTACAGAAAACAATAGCCGACGAAACAATAAGCCGAGAAGATAAGAACGCGCAAATAAAAAAGCTACAGGAAACGTACCCGGACCTACTTAGTAATATCGACCTAGAAAAGACTAGTACGGCCGACCTTAATACCGAAATACAAAAGTATACGGCCCTAGTAAAGTTACGCGCCGAGGCTGAGGCGACCGCTGAGATACGCGCCGAAAAGTTTAAGGAAGTAATACAAAATAATACCGACGCCCAAACAGGACAAAATAAAGGGGTTGTAACCTGGGTAACTAGTTTAAGCTTAGGAATAGACCAGCAAACACTAGCGAACGCTGGGACCGTACAGGCGAATAAGGAAATACAAAACCAAATAGACGTACTAGACGACCTAGACAAAGCTAACCAAACTAAAATAAAAAACTTAGAGAAAGAGCTAGGGCTAGACCAGGCGAGTATAGACGCTAAAAAGAAAAAAGCCGACGCCGACAAAGAGGCCGAAAGACAGGCCGACGAAGAGGAAAAGAAAAGAAAGAAACGCGCCGAGGAAAGAAAGCGAGCCCAGGAGCAAGCCGTAAAAGACGAGGCTAAAAGGTTACAAGATTTAGCAATATTAGAAGAGGAATTTTTCCAAAAGTCCCTAACTAGCGCCGAGGACCTAGAGGCTAGAAAGCTTACGCTAGAATTCGAGGCCCAGCGCGAACGTATAGAGCGTTTAACTAAGGACGACGAAAAGCGTACGGCCTTATTACTGGCTAATAGTGAAAACTTTTTTAAACAGCTAGAGGCTATAGAAAAAAAGTACCAGGACCTAGACGACGCTAAAAAGCAAGAACTACAAAACAAGGCCGTACAAAACGGTACCGAGTTATTAATAATAGAGGAAAAGCTAGCCCTGGCCCGCCTGGATAACACCGAGGAAAACGCCGAGGAAATAGCCAAAATAGAAAGCAATCTATTAAACCTACGTATAAAACAAATACAGGAAAACGCTAATATAGAACTACAGGCCGAAAACTTAACGGCCGACGAGCGTATAAAAATAGAGCAACAGGCCCAGCTAGAAATAGCCGAGATAAAAAAGGGCGCTAGAGAAAAGGACCTACAGGCGACTAAGGAAAGCCTAGACGCCCAGGCCGACCTTATAGCTGACCAACAGGCCCAGCTAAAAGACGCGCTTACTAGCCTGGCTATAGATACCGCCCAGCAAATTAGCGACGCGTATTTCGAAATAGCCCAGGAACAAAACGAGCGCGAGCGCGATAATAAGCTAGAAAGCTTAGAAGAAACTTTCGAAGAGGAAAACGCGATACTAGACCAGCGAGTACAGGACGGTATTATAAGCCAAAAGCAAGCCGACCGCGAGGCGCTGAGGTTACAAAAGCAAAAAGAAAAGGAACAGCTAGCAATAGAAAAAGAGGCTTTCGAGGAAAACAAAAAGCTACAGGTAACCCAGGCAATAATTAACGGGGCCCTGGCTTTTACTAGCGCCTTAGCCACTACCCAGCCACTAGTACCCCTAGGGTTAATAGCTGGGGCCGGCGTACTTATTTCTACAGGTATACAGGTAGCTAAAATAAAAAGCCAAAAATTCGCCCAGGGGGGTATACTTAACGGACCTAGCCACGCTAACGGCGGTATAAAAACTAGCCACGGCGAGCTAGAGGGGGGCGAGGCTGTAATAAATAAGCGTAGTACCTCAATGTTTAAGACTGAGCTAAGCCGAATAAACCAGGCCGGCGGGGGTCGTAAATTTGCTACAGGCGGTATACTAGGCGAGCCTACTACGGCGAGTAGTGAAAGTACCGGCGCTGGTATAAGCGGGGTACTGGACCAGCTTAATACTACACTAAGTAAGCCGATAAGGTCCTACGTAGTAGAGCAAGAACTAACCGAAACCCAGGACCGCGTAGCCGGGCTAGAGGCTAACGCCGAATTATAGAATTTTATACGATAGTGTTACGATTAATATATTAACAGCTTTATAAGATATGGAACTACATAACGGGGCCCCAGTCCTAAATATTACAGTAGATAAATTACACCAGGGTACGAATAAGATTAGCCTAGTAGACTTACCGGCTATGGAATTCGACTGGTTAAAATTTGCTAAACAGGACGACGAGGGGCTAGACGTAGACGGTATAGACTTTAATTTCGAAGAGCTAGCAAAAGAGCAAAAGCTAGCCGGCCCGTTTATTATACCGGGTAAACTTATACCACGTAGACACCCGAAAACAAACCAACTATTTTACGTAAGGTTTAGCGCTGAGGTAGTACGCGAAATAGCCGACAGGTTTAACGCTAACCTATACGGCGGTAACTTTAATACCGACCATAAGGACGACGTAGACGGCGTACACGTTAGCGAAAACTGGGTAATAGAAAACAGTAAGCTAGATAAGGCCCTTTATAAATTCGGCCACGAGCTACCGGTAGGTACCTGGTACGGCGTAGTTAAAGTAGATAACTCTAAACTATGGACCGAGGAAATAGCTAGCGGTAACCTTAGAGGGTTTAGCGTAGAAATGCTAGCCGGGTTAAAGCTTGCTATGGATAACGCTATAATAGAAGAGAACGCGCTAAGCAAAATAGAAGAGCTAGGCGAGGTACCGGGCGATAACTGGA